AAGAAACTGACCATGTTCAATTATGGCGTATGCCTGTGTCACCGTTGCTTGGAGATATCTGCGCATTCCTTTATCCATGATAATGCGGAACGGAAACTGAAGGAGACCGAGAAGAAGAAAGAATCCGTGGATGTGGAAGGCATGTCCAAGCAAGAGTACGAATCCATGAAGAAACTGAAGGACGAAATAGCGAAGAAGATATGGGATGAGATAACAGAGAAGATCAAGAAGAAACGTGAGGCGGATGCCAAGAAGATGGCAAAAAGTTTCGAGGAGATCGGGAAAGTTATATTCGTGGAACGGGATCGCCAGCCGGAGTCAATCAACGATCTCAAGAAGGCGCTGGATAAGGTAAAGGCGGGTCTGCGCACCTATAAAGCGATGTATCGGAATCGACTGGGGAAATTCACCAACCTTATGAATGAGCACAAGAAACTGATGATGGAATATAATAATGCAACAAGTGGACAGGAGTCGTTAATCGTCAGATTAGCAGATGCCCAATGTGATGTTAACCGATACCAAAAGAGATGCGATGAGTTGCAAGAGAAACTAGAAAGCTTTGTGAAAAGTGCGAATGGCAGGATACTTGCGGCTTCTGCTACTGGTCTGATCGTAGGCTTAATTTTAGGATATTTTGCGAGATGAAACCAAGTGAAATAATTATCGGAACAATCCTCGCTGCTTTGGCGGGGATTTTCCTCGGAGCGTTTATAACAGGATTAGTAACCATTTTAACTGACGTATGAGTAAACAAGTAAACTTAGGACATATCGGGATGATGTTTAACGTTCACGTATTCGCTGTATGCCAATTCCTTCGGATGAACCGGAAGAAGCCTGTATCTAGGGTACATCGTGGTAAGGTCAGCTACTACGGTCCGGCAGACCTGTTCGAAAAGAAACGGGAGGATTTCGTGCAGTACATATTCGGACTGTTTGACCGAAGAAGTCCGCTTACCCGGTGCTGCTCCCGTACCGCTAAGATAAGCGCTGCGATCAGCGATGAGCGGTTCGAGACGAATCGTTTTGAGGAGAAACTACAGGCTAAGGAGTCGCACACGAAACGGCTGATCCGCATATCGGATATTACGGATACGGTGGGAGATGTGGAGGAACACCGGATCTATGAGTTCCGACATTACGTTAACGGTGCGGTTAGCTTCTTCAGATGGACGGGAAACTCTTGGGAATTCCTAGAAGGAGGGAGAAATTCTCTGAATAAAAGGAAGTTCGTGAAGTCGATTTGCGAGAGATACAAGGTCGCTCCGTAGGCAAGAAACTTGAGAAGATTTAAGCAGATTGATAAGTTTTCTCAATTTGCACGAATTTATAAATTTTCTCAATGTGCACAAATTGATAAATTTGGACTAAAAATACTACGAAAATTCGTTACAAAAGAAATCCTAACAGAAGTTGTAGAATGTTAAACGTAAGCTTACTCTAAGCTAAGATAAGATTAAAATAGCCCAAAAACAGGGCTTTTGTAAAGTATATTGTATACCCGTAGTTTTATATATGCAGCTAAGTTGCTACAAATCAGTCTGATGCGCAAGCTGCATAGATGTGCATTGATAATATTTTTCCCATCTATGCAGGATAACCTACTGATTTATAGATATTTGCATTAATGCATAGATAAAATGAGGTATTATTAAATATATGAAACCTTTTGATGTTGTTAATATATGTATATAATTGTATATGCAATTTAACACACTCAAAAGGTTTCGTTGATAAATATAGGAAAACATCTATGCATTTATGCATCATCAATGCATCGTATTGAGTATCAGTGAGTTACAGCGCATCGATGATCTATGCATCAATGCAGTTATCTATGCAGGGCTGGAAAGTAGCTGTTCTAGATTCGGGGACTCGCATTTTGCGAGGTCCTCACAATTTCGGTGGGGTCGTGATTCGCTAGGTCATCTCTACAGTTATCAAGATGGGAAGAATTTGGGGATGCTGGGGATAATGCTTACCTTTGCCGCATTAACTAGAATCACTTTATGTATGAATAATATCCAAGCGAATCTTTATAATCCGTTCTATGGCGAGGAATTGTACACGCTGTACAAGGAACGATTCGGGCATACACCGATGTTCACCGAACCCGGGCAACTTCGGGAGGTCTTCGACAACTACGTTATGTGGTGTCGCAACCATCCGATCGAATCCGTGGATTACGTGAAGAGCGGTGTGCTGGCCGGGCAGAGTTACGTGGTACGCAAGAAATTGCTGGTAACGGAATTCGGCTTCACCCAGTTTCTCGGAACTAGCTGCGACTATCTGAACACCCGTGAAAAGGGGTACAAGGAGCAGCACGAGAAATACCACGATGACGAGTCACTTGCGTTCCTCGAGGAGATCCGGGTGATCCGACAGTGGATCAGAGACGATATGGACAAGGGTGCATCTGTCGGACTATATGATCCGAACTACATCTCGAAGCTACGTGGACTCAAGGCATTGAGCGATGTTACCAGCAACGACGAGAAGATCACTGGCGGGCTGCGTGTTGAAGTTTTAAGCAATGATACAGCGAAACGTATGCAAGCCCTTGCGAAAGTCGCTAAGAAGCGAGAAAAACACGGTGACGATAAACTAGACGATCCGAAGGAATGAAGACAACCTATGTATTCGATAAACTCCTAGAAGCTACGGTTGACCCGAATGTCCGTGGCGTATCCAGCAGAGGCGGAACACGATCCTCCAAGACGTGGTCGATGCTTCAGCTTCTCTACATCATGGCTAGGGAATCGGAAACACCGCTCCTCATCTCCTGCGTTACGGACACGATGCCGGGCATCAAGCGAGGCATGTTCCGTGACTTCAAGCGCATGCTGCAAGACGAAGGCGTGTGGGACGACAAATGCATGAATCTGACCGATTCCATCTACTCACTGGGGAACGGGTCACAGATCGAATTCTTTGGCTGCGAGGACTCGTCTAAGGTTTTCGGTCCTGCCCGTGACATCCTGTTCGTAAACGAGGCGCAGCGTGTCCCGTTTGAAGTGTTCCGTCAGATGGCGGTGCGTACCCGGCTAATGCTCTACATCGACTTCAATCCCGTCAAGAAGTTTTGGGCACACGACTACTTTAAAGGACCGGGAATGGTCGAGATCGTGAGCACCTACAAGGACAATCCGTACTTGACTCCCGAACAGATCGAGGAGATCGAGAGAAACCGGGCTGACGAGAATTGGTGGAGAATCTTCGGTCTCGGAGAAACTGGAGGCGTAGAAGGGCTGGTTTACCCGGAATACGACATAGTTCCTAGTTTCCCGGCTGATGTTACCGGGCAATGTCTAGGCTTGGACTTCGGATTCACCGGAGACCCCACAGCCATCGTGCGTGTCGGCTTCAAGGGCAGAGACCTGTACATCGAAGAACTTGAGTATCGCACAGGCATGGTCAACTGGGACATATCCGAAGTTCTCCACGATCTCGGCTTCCACAGGATGTACACCATCGCTGATTCGGCAGAGCAGAAGAGCATCACCGAGATTTCCCGGCTGGGCTGCAAGATCATCCCGTGTATCAAAGGAAGAGGATCGGTGGTTGCCGGGATCAGTGAAGTCAAGCAGTTCAATCTGCATGTAGTCGCAGGATCACGGAATGTGCAGGACGAATTCGACCAGTATTCGTGGACTCTCGACAGGATGACAGGGATGTACGACACTACGAAGCCGCAGGATGCGAATAACCACGCTATGGACGCTATTCGCTACGCAGTCGACTATCTTATAACCAAGTACCGTCCGGGTGCTAAAAATCAAAGGAAAAATGGATAAATTAAAGAGTTTCAGAAGCTACGTGGCGCATCGATGGATGCGTCCGTTCAGACGTTTCTACGGATTCGTGAAACGCAGGATCAGCCGCAAGCAGAGGCTAATGTCACTGCTCAGTCTCTCTAACCTAAAGCCCGATGCCGTGATAGCTATGTCGCAAGATGAGAGGTCATTAATGGATACTTTTGCAAAATTAATCGTACCTTCGCACCTAGTAACTCGGAAGGGTCGGATCATCCACGCAATCCCGGAACTGGAAGACGTGGAACTGTGGCAGATGATCGAAGCCCGGAGAGCGGAGACAGCGATTGACCGCATCAAGGGATGGTGCGGATACGTCCCGGAAACGGTGGCGGACATGATCAAGTTGTCAAAGTTTATTGAAACCGAGTTTCATCGTGCCGACCAGCTAGAGGCTGCGCTGCTTCCACGAGGCGGAGGCAAAGCGGACACCAGCCCGATAGCGGAAGCCAAGAACATCTTGGGCATGGTTCAGATGACAGCAGAGTTGATGTCGTGCTCCTTCGAGGAAGCGAAGAAGATAAACTACTCGGATGCCATTCTCGCTATCAGCAGACGGCATGATGAAGTAGAGAGAATGAAAACTAAATCCAAATAACTGATTATGGAATGTAAAAAGTACGAAATTATTGAAGATGGTGGACGCAAGCGCATCCGGTCTCTTCGTGACTTCACGGTACAGGACCGTCACGTCTGTATCGGTGACCTCGGTGGCTACGTCTACGATGACAAGACACTGGGACAGAATTGTCCTGCGTGGATCTTCAGTGGAAGCCTAGAGTATCCCGGTATCCACGTCTATGACGAGGCTATCGTGGACATGGGAAGCAACGAAGCCTACGAAACGGACGCTCGTATGCGTCGTGTCCTCATTCACGGGAAAAGTCGTATTATGGGAATGATGCGGTTCTGCACGGGAAAGACTCCGGAAGTGGTACAGAATCCAACCGGATACGAGCAAGGTTATTACGAAGGATACACTGGTGTTCCTTTCAAGGCAGCAGCCCGTGAAGCCTCAGACAAGGTGAGATCCAAGGCAATGGTATGGTCGGCTGGTGCTGGTAAGGTTATCATGCCGAACGAGAACTACGAGATCATGTGTAACAAGCTAGACGAGGACGGAATAACGCTGGCTACGACAGCATGGAGAAAAGGAGGCGTGGACGTTTCCATCGACCTGTCTGACGCTGCTGCGTTCGTTCTGAATGTCCGTAAAGTCGGAGGCGGTGACATCACGCCAGCCGACATCACAGAAGCAGGCTTCTCCATTCAATCGCCTGCACAAGCGAGGATGGATGTCAACAACACGATCATTTCCGCCTCCTATGACAGATCAGCTACTCCGGGAACAGCGTTGAAAATCTTCAATAGTTCGCCCGATACTGCTATTCTCGATAACTCGGAAATACGCACGTTCTACGGTGCCACCGATTTTGCATCGCTTGTATTAAACTGTGAATTATACAGAAGCAAGGTTACGGCAACACTGAAACCGGGTAACTTTCACAGTCTTGCAGGAACGTTCATCGATGTTAAGGACTTGATAATCAAAAACGACTGGATTAACAATCTGTATTCAAGTCTTCAAAGAACACGAATCACGGCTACGGACTGCGAAACTTTGGTATTGTCAGCTACGGTTATCCCGGACATCAGCGACTTGCATGCAAAGAACGGAAAGCTGGTATTCAAGAGCTGCAACGTTCCCGTGGGTATCTTCTATTACGATCACAATCCGGGTGGCAACGTATACACCGACATCGACTTCTCGAAGGCTTCTGAACATCTCGGAAAGACCTTGCTTGAACAGGAACAGACGATTCTTGTATCTTCCAACGTAGAAGGGATGTACCGTCTCTATCGCAACGCTGATGACAAGGTATTCGGGATGCTGGTGCAGGACTACGCTTCTGTTGAGCATATGGGATACGGTGCATTGGAGAGTTCATACGACTCCGTGGTGTACTCTGACTGCGTGCTGGACGGTGTGTTCAACATCATCGGATGCAACGTATTCGGTGGAACGCTTGGCGGTGCTAGCAAGGTGCATTCGACCAGCCTTGAAGCCGTAGAGATCAACGGTAACTTCCGTGTCGAAGGAAACGCTCAGATCGAAGACACGCCTCTCAAGGGCACAGGATACATCGGTGGCAATGCCGAACTGAAGAACGGAAACGTGGAAGGCTATATCTACATGGACGGGAACGCCAAGTACATTCCGGAGAAAGTAGAGAATCCCGGTATATTGAAGTCTGTAGTTATGCGTGATAATTCGAAGGTTCTGAAACAACGTAACGTAACTAATAACCACCTTAAACTACGATTGTACGACAATGCCACGATTAACTCGATAGCGTCTACGGATAGAGGAACTTTGATAATGAGAGGTAACTCTTACACGTATCGTGCAAACACGGACCTTACTCCGCTTGTTTACGGAACGCTAGAAATTAAAGATGATGCGAAAATTGATAACGCTATTGTGACGGTTCACGGTGATGTGCAAATCGTTGGTAGTTTTAACTTAAACGGTGGTAGTTTTAACTTAAACGGTGGTAGCAGAACGATCTACGGTAAACACGTTATCGCTAGCCCGGATGACGTGAACAGACCGGAGTTGCCACCGACTAAAATAACTTGGTAAATTATGAAATACAGTATAAATAGTGCTGGTAGAATAGTAGCCGAGAGAGACATTTACTCTCTCGGTGGCTTTATACCTAAGGGAGAACTGGGAGGTTTTATCGCAGACGAAACGCAGTTATCGCAGGATGGCGAGTGTTGGCTAGTAGGTGGGGACATCTCGGGTAGACCGGATATTCGTATTAAGGACAATGCCTATGTAGGGCTGTTCACCTCAGGCATTAATCCGGTTCACACGGACGGTGTAACGGAGTTTAGCGGGAATACGCTTATTCCGGGTAACATATCGGTAAGGTCGTTTGTAACAGATTCCAAGAACAATGTATTTATCAAGGATTCGTTTATCGGGGTATCTATGGACATTCTTTGTGGTCCGAGAACTACGACAACAGCGTTCCCTTTCGAACAAGGAGGGTACGTACCCACAGCGCCAAGAGGCACCGCTTTTTCATCAGTGGTAATGCAGACGGGAGACGTTAATATTTGTCGTAGTACGGATTCCGTTATAAGATGCGGATTGAACACATACGTGTATCTTCCAACAGGGTACTCCGGTAGAATTCTTTGGGCATACACGCAAGGTGAAACAGCCGTATATTCGGGTGAATCTAAAGTGATACCTTCGGGATTGACTAAAATAGAGCATCCGGTATATAAGAGGTTCATGTTGCATATCACGAAAGTTAACGGAACTGCAATGACCCCTACTGATTTGTTGGCTACAGGAGCTAAGATACTAGGACATATTAGCGGCTCTGTACTAACGGACATACGCCCGGAATCAGTATCGGGTGATTACGTGATGGTAAATTCGTCTTTCATTGCGGAAACTGACAACTTTGGATTGAATGCCACACAGTTGCGATTCTTGGCAGGTAGTATGTACGATACTACCATGTACACCAAGACGGATAGACAGGATTATAAACCTTATGGTACATTCCGGAATGTAGAACGGCTGGAATATACTAAGTATCTGCCCGATTCGCACCGTACCGCAGCAACTAGGGATACTTACATCTCCGCTTATGATTGTCCCCTGTTACGGATAGGCGAGAACACTTATGATGCGGGTATCATAGACGCAGGGGACTTAATTCTTCGTAGATGTATTGTACCGAAAGGTTGCTTCCGGAATGACGTCATAAACGGGAATACCTATGAGGACCTAGATTTCTCCTACGCTAATGAAGATCTAGAGTATAACATGCCGGGATACACTAACTTCATATCATCTCACAGAGAAGGGATATATCGTTTACAAGGTGGTCCTAGCTCTACGGGATTCGTTAGTCACAAGGGTAACTTGGCTGATACGGCTAGACTTTATCAAGCGGAAAAGTATATTCCTTTGGATGGTTCTATTATGGAGCAAGGATTATACGGCGGTACTCAAGCACCTTATGAATCCGTTAAGTCGAATAGCTCTATCCGGGTTCGGACAGGTAAACCGCTACCTACCTTTGGCTTAGTGTTCCCGTCTTTGCCCACCGGGTATTCGGTGAGGACGTTCCATTACTTGGATGAGAATTTCATAATCAGATCTACTATTCCGGACCCGACCGAGATAGTCGCCACCCATCCATATGTGGTTATGGTATTCAGAAAGGATGATGATTCCGCATTAAATGTAACGGATTTCATTGCGCTTAACCGTACTCTGCGAATCATAGACCACACGAAAGCACCGGAGGTCACAGGATCTGCCTACGTGGGTGCAGGTTGTATCGTTCGTGGAGATGTTAAGTTAATCGGTGATCCCTATATTAACCGGGTGTTTGACGTGAATATGTGGGAACGTGGGACAGGAGATAGCGTAACCGGAGAAACTTGGGATGGTCTTAAGAGACCGGAATCGGTCGGATACCCACGACTCAGAACGAGAGATGTTTTCCCTGTGGATACTACGGTAGATAACAACTTCACGTGCGCTTCGGGGTACAAGATGCTTATCTACTATTTCGGGGAAGATGGCAAGTGCTCCGGATGGTCACCGTGGGGAACATCCTTAAAGGTATCCGATCCGGCAGTGGCGTACATATCAATTCTTGTTAGTAAGACTAACGGAATTGACTTTATAGAGGATTCCGACATTCCTTTGGCAAACGTTAAGTACGTCCGGGCATTTAAGAAGCGTAGATACATAGTTAACGAACTAGACCGTACTAGCCCGGAAGACATTCTGTTAAGCGTGGATTATTGGGAACAGGGAACAGCCGGAGGCGGACAAGCAGACGCAGGTAAAACATACGAGGAACTTAAAGCAACATCCGGAACTACCATAAGACTTAAACGTCCTATAAATGTTTCTCCGTCATCTAGCATATCATCGGCATCGGGATTTTCAAGGTATATTAGGGTGCTAGACGCAGTAACTAAATTCCATTTAGGAGAATCACTTGCCAGTGCTAAGATGGCTTTACTTGCTGCTATTATTCAGAAAGACCCATCGGGTGCGATAACTCCATCGGAGATAGCCAATTATAGGCTGGTACTGGAATTCGTACCACAGCCGAGAATCATAGTTCCTTATGGTGTATCTAATCTTTGGATAAGTGGCACGAAGGTTCGGATGTACGACAATTCGGTCCTGTCTAGAACAACCACACAAGGACAGGAAGTGACTCTGAAAGGTGACGCAGTGATGGGAACCGTGTTCATTGGTGATGTATGTATTTGTAGTAACGGTCACGATGACGCAATAATCAAACTGCCATGATATTCAGCGATGTAGTAAACTTTATGAATGAGCAAGCCGAGATAATCGGCTTGCCTATCTACTTCGGTTCGGATGATAATCTGAACGAGCAGGTAAACGCCATTGACGGCATATTCTTCACGTTCGATGTGCCCGGTGGTGGGATGAACAAGCTGCCTCCGGCTGTCCGGAGATATGATGTGGTCCTGCAATGCCTTGACAAGTCACATTATATGACGGACAACTTGCAGGAGTTGCTAACATTGGAACGGACGGACTTGTATATTAACCGCCTAATGTCTACTTTTGTATGTCATTTCGAGGTCGAAGGTCTGAAATTCGTTAAGATTCAAGGACTGTACGATTCTCAGAAGTCCGGATGGAGAGTGACATTTTCGGTAACGAATGATCTATTAAACTATGGATAAGGAAATTGTAGCGGTAGTTGAGCAGTTGAAGAAGGAAATATTCGAAAACTACGTGTCCAAAGGCTTGGTAGCCTCCGGAGACTTCGGTAGGAATCTTATTTTACACGAGAACGGTGACTCCGTTAAACTGACAGCACCGAAGCATGTTATCCAAATGGAGAAAGGGAGGAAGGCTGGGAGTTTTCCTCCCGTTTCTGCTATTAAGCAGTGGATCAAGGACAAGAACCGGACAGCAGGAACGGACATCCCGGAAGAGGCGGCATACGCCATAGCCTACGTAATCAAACGGGATGGCATCAAAGTTCCCAACAAATACAATGGTGGAGGGGTAGTCTCCGACATCATCAATCCCGAAAGGGTGAAGCGGTTAACGCTGGATATAAATAAGATCATTAAAGCAAAAATTCTAACAATATTAACGCAATGAGAGTAGCAATTCCTAGACTAAATACGAGCGTAGGTCTCACAGACGGACAGGCCTACAACTATCCCGGATGTCTGTCCATTTGGGATAACATCCCGTTGAAGCTGGTCGTTACGGACTTGCCTACGGACATCATAGTATACTTCTTTATACAATGCCGATCCTCCCTAGACTCGTTCTACGTAGCTAATCTTGAACCTGTCAACGGAATCGAGATAGACTTGGCATCCCACTTCTATCCGCTCCTCCCGGCATACAAGGACCGGATAGCCGGGTACACCGTGGAACTAGGGCTGACTCACAGAGCTAACCTAACTGCCAACGTGCAGACTCAGATTTTCCGGATGCCGATCATGAACCTAGCCAGCCGGAACAACATCAACCGGGTATCTAATGCCGACACGGACTTCCGGGATGACTTGGGACGCAGAGCACCACTAGCCCACACGCTGGATGATGATTTCTTCATCAACAGCCAATACCATGATAGGGACTATGATGTAGACGTTATCTATCAAGACGGAACGGTTGACAAATTTAATTACATGCAGGGCGACGGAATATCGGATGCATGCCAATACAAGAAGATCACGCTCAAGAATCCGGACGGATCTGTAGCAGCCGTGAAGTTCTATCCGGAGGAGATTTCCGCATGCGGAGCTATCACGCTGCGCTGGCTTAACTCTTACGGGTCATATGACGCTATCTCCTGCTACAATTGGAGCACGCAGCCTACGATCACACAGGGCTTGGACGGTGGTACGATAACTAAGCGAGAGTTGACCTGCGTATTCGAACTGACCGAGGCTAACAAGTTCGCTCTTGATGTCCTGTCAACGTCTCCGGACGTTACGGTGAAGGGCTTGGATGGCGTTCCTAATGACACCAAGATGCGCTGCTCCTCGACTACGGGAGTCAAGTATACAGCATCCGGCTTGGCGAAAACAGCAACGTTAAAATTCCAGTACTAACATGGATATAAAGATACAGATAAACGGCACATTTTTGGAGGGCTTGACTAAGACAGATGTCAAACTCTCCATTAATGCGTCATCTCCCTACTCGTTCGGTGAGTCTACCCGTACCTACTCGGCCAATATCAAAGCACCGAGAAACCGGGTAAACGATGGTATCTTCTATCAGATGCGAAACTTCGGTTACGTGAAACGTGACATGAAGTACGAGGCTAGGATTTACATAGGTGGCATCGCTATCAACAAGCGTTTCAAGGCTAAGGTGACCTGCGATGAGGAGAGCTACAGCGTTGCGCTGTCTCAGTCGGATCTCAAGATGTCGCAGTTGCCCAAAGAAGTCGTGGAGGCTACGCTTATCGACTCGAACGTAGGCAATACCCGGTTCTTCCGGGCTAGCGATCTGATTACGAAAGCACTAGGATCACCTACTCCCGTGGCATTCCCAGCTATCGACTACGGTGGGTATGTACCGGGCCTAATCATCGAGAACTTGGGTCAGAAAGCGATTTCCGATCTGCTCGTAGGCAAGTCTGTCACGGTGTTTTGGCGATACGCTTCTGAGACGGATGACGGTACGAAGTATTTTAAAGGAAACGCTCTAGACATCAAGGAGTACGATACTCGGACAGCCATGACAGCACCGGGTGGCGTGACTCAATCGACTATGGCTGTGGTCACTATGGACAACAACGCATACATCACACTGGACATGTCTAAGGTGGGCACGATGCTGAACTACGTGGTCCTCAAAGCTGTGTATAACAATCAGACGGTGGCGATATTTCAGAAGGATGACGATCAGAACGATATCACACAAGTACGTTACAAGTATGTTTCCACAACCATGAACATACCGATCTATCAATTCTATGGCTTCTACATCAGCCGGGATATCAATGACTACAATAAGTTGAATGCGCTTCCGCCATCCTTCATGTCACCGGACGAAGCCGTGAACATGTCGGGCAAGATAACATCGCTTCAGAATACCGCAGGGCTTACACAGGAATGGGGTAACTGCGGAGTATCGGATGCCATAACGTACCTCACCGATATCTGCAAGATATTTCAATGGGGATGGAAGTTTACGACAAACGAGGATGATAGCGGAAACACGAACGTCATCGTCAACGTGTACAAACTGATCGCTGACGATGCCCGTAACGTGGATCGGAACAACGGTCCGATAACCTTCAACGAGTTCCGGCAGGATTGGTCTGACTTTTACCTGTCAACCGACAAGATAGAGGATTCTGAGGGCTTCCCGAACACCGCAGTGTTCAAGATCGGGGATTTCTTCAAGAGTCTACAGGTTTCGAAGGCATCGTTCACGGCTAAGGGAAACATCGTGGAATCCGGTGTTCCGTATTCTCAAGATGGTACGTATCCGAGATTCGCTATCCGTAAAGGAGCGATAGGTTCGGGGTCTACTTGGGTAGAATACTTCAAGTCGATCGAGTACACGCAGTCACTACAGAAGTACTACGGGCTGTTTTCGGACGCATTGGACGTGACAATTAAGGCTAAAATACCTTATTATCACATCGAAAACAGCTATAAGGAGAACGGTGTGGTGTGGTTTAAGCAGCTAAATGCTTTCTTCTATGTCCGATCAATCACGGATTACAACCTTTCCACACAGGAATGTAAGGTAAAACTAACTAAAATTAATCTAGCAAGAACAAAATAATGGCAGAAGATGTAACATTACTAGACCTTTCGTTCAAGACGGACGAAGCCGTAGCTGGCTTGGATGCGCTTATCAAGAAATCTCTCGAACTATCAGACGAGAAGAAGCAGCTAGTAAAGCAGATAAATGATGAGAAGGCTGCTCTTGCTGGCATCCGTCAGAACTACAAGGACAACTTACTGGATCAGACGGCATTCGAGAAGCAGTCAGCGAAGTCAGAAACAGCGATCATTGCTCTTACCAAGCAGCTAAACAACAACAAGGTAGCCACATCGGAGAATGCTGCGCAGATCAAGGCGTACACCACCATTGTAAATGCGGAGGCGGAGAGCGTGGAAACCTTAAGAGCGAAGCTAGCTCTTAATACGAAAGCTCTTAACAAGATGTCTGTAGAACAGCGAACCAATTCGGAGGCTGGGAAGCAGATGGCTGCTCAGACTAAGGAGATTTCCGACAAGCTGAAAGACTTGGAGAAAAAAATTGGGGACACACGGAGAAACGTAGGTAACTATGCGGAAGACATGGAGAAGGCTACAGCCAACATGGGTGGCTTGACGGGTGCGACAGGTCAGATGATACAAGGTATGTCTACCGGGATAACGCAGGTAAAAGCATTTAATGCTGCACTTGCCGCAAATCCATTCATCGCAATCGCCTCTGTGGTTCTGATCTTAATCGGGCATCTCGAAAAACTGAAAAGCCGGAACGAAGAACTAGCTGTGGGTATAAAAACTCTGTTTGCTCCGGTGCAATTCCTTATCACGAAAATTACCGATGCAGTAGCTTCGCTTCTCGCTACCATCGTGAAGGGTATCAACTGGCTATATGATGCGCAGGTAAATTTGCTGGATTCTCTTGGTGTCCTTCCCGACGGATTTAAAAAAGCCCGTGAAGAAATAAAAGGAGTCGCACAAGCCCAACGTGACTTGTATAACGCAGAAACGGATAATATCTTAGTAATGTCGAAATACAAGAAGGAGCTAGAGCAGGCTAAACTACTTGCCGCAGATCAGACTAAATCAGTAGCGGAACGGAAAGCTGCTTTAGAGAAAGCTATAGAGATATCTAAGCAAATGGAAGATGCGGAGGTAGGGCTGGCGAAAGCGAAGTACGAACAGGTAAAATTGGAGAACGGTCTTAGCTACACGAAGGACGAGGAACGCAGGAAAGAGGTGGAGCATGAAGCGGCTATGGAGGATTTAAAGGCGCAATATGCATCACAGAGAAAAGAAATCGAATCTCAGTTGACAGGATTCACCAAGTCAGAAAACGATAAGCGTGCAGCCGAGGAAAAGACCCGTGCCGATAATTACGCTAAAGCGCAAAAGGCTGCTGCTGAAAAAGCCAAGAAGGCAAAGGAAGATGCCGAAAAGAAAGCAGCAGAGACCGCAAAGAAGGTACAAGCCGAAGTTCTCAAGAGCTACGAGAACGGTATCATCGAACTGCAACTGAAAATCCGTGAGTCGAACATAGGCATCGTTGATAAGAAGAAAGCCCTAGAGGACCAAGACAGACTGAACCAAGCGATCTTGGAGAAGGAACGCTACCGTCTCAGTCAAGGGCTGATCACGCAGCAGGAATTTGACAACATCCGGTTGGAACAGCGTGTGGCATTCCAAGAGCAGGTGGCTGAACTTGAGAAGGCTGAAGCTGACAAGAAGAAAGCAGCTACCGCCATTGATCTAAAGAACAAGCGTGCCATCGAGGAAGCTAACATAACAAGCGACTTTGAACGTGAGACTCTTCGTCTTGAGCAGCAGCGCCAATTAGAAGTTGCCGCAGCCGAGAAGGTCGGTGCTGACGTGACTCTGATCGAAGCCAAGTACGCTCAGATTCGGGAGAAACGTGAGAAGGAACTAGTCAACGCCAAGTTGCAGATGACAGCCGACATTGCCGGACAGATATCCAACATCATGGGACAGGAATCGGCAGCAGGTAAGGTATTTGCGCTGGCACAGGCTACGATCAACACGTATCTCGGTGCTTCTAAGGCTATTGCGCAGGGTGGTATTTGGGGAGTTGCCCAAGCAGCCATCGTAATCGCAGCCGGACTGAAACAGGTCGCTTCCATCGCTAAGGTAAAAGAGGATGTGCCGAAGACCAACACCAACGTCCGCAAGTACGCTAAGGGTGGTCAGATATACGGTCCGTCCCATGCGCAGGGTGGCGTGACGTTCTCCGGTTCGAATGGTCAGCGTTTCGAGGCTGAAGGTGGCGAGAATGTTTACATCCTCAACCGCAGGGCATCCAATGCCATCAATGCGCTGTCTGCTCTGAACATGGAATATGGTGGCAGATCCTTCGGCAACTCCAGCGTGTACAAGTACGCAGACGGTGGCGGATTCGATGTGCTCAGTTCGCAATCGCTTACCAATCTGAACAAGGCTGTCAAGAAGGACGTTGATCTGTCACCCAAGACAATCGCAGCTATCGCATTAGCCTTCGTTGACGGTGTACAGAATGCTCCGAATCCTATCGTCTCCGTACAGGACATTACCGATGTTCAGCAGGGACGCACGCTGGTGATAGATTCCGCAACAAATTGAAACGGGAGTTTTAGAATTTAATTAAGTAAATAGATACCTTTGCAACTAATTAGGAACAACTATGATTTTTAAGAAATTACGAATTATCGAAGCAGGACCTACCGCTAACTCGTGGGGACAAGAAGTAAATGGGGAATGGAAGGAAGCCTTGATCGTCATCAAGCCGGAATCCTTAGCATCTCTTGTTGCGTTAGGCAATGAGAGACCTATCCACGCTCGTAGATCTCATAACGGTGCGGACATGCTGGACCGATACATCGGAAGTTTTTCGAATTTTATAGAAGAGGATGGCGTGGTATACGCTGACCTTACCATCTCGGAGGCTGCCGAGAAAGCCTACCCCAACGAAATTACCTTTATAACAGGAATGATCGAAAAAGAACCGGAGATGCTTGGCGTTTCCGTAATCGACCTAGACTTAAAGGTGTACAATGTGGACGAAGACATCTTCGAGGTGACTGAATTTTTGGAGCTATTCTCGTGCGACTTGGTTGGATTGCCAGCCGCTACGAGTTCTTTATTTAGTAATAACAATCAAAATCGTAAATCTATGGGATTTTTTACAAGTTTATTCTCCAAATTTGCTGAGGAAAAGGCAGGTGAAGAGAAGAAAGATGAAGAAACCAAGCTGGCTGACCAAGTAGTAAGCACAGTGAACGGTGAAAAGATCACCATCAAGGCAAGCGGAGAAGAAGCTGCGATTGGTGACGAAGTGGTAAAAGAGGACGGTTCACCTGTCGAAGATGGCGAAGTCATCGTTGATCTTGGCGAAGAAGGAAAGATCATCCTCGTGATCAAAGACGGAAAGATCGCTGAATTCAAAGCGTACACCGAAGAGGTGGAAGTCGAGGAAGCAGGATCAAAGACTCCGGACGAATTCTCGAAACGCTTGCAGGCTGTTGAAAAGTCGCTGGGTGAGATCAAGACAATGCTGTCACGTCAGACAAAAACTCCTCTCATGCAGGAACGCAATGACGCTAGCAAGTCAAAACAGTCTTCTCATGACAAAACTCAACTGTCGAAAGACGAGAGACGCAGACAAGCGTATGAAGCCATGCAGAAATATTGCGGCAAAAAGTAGTTAATAACCTATCAATCATAAGATTATGACATTTACTGATCTGAATAAACTTAACATGGAAAGCCTGTCGGAGATCATCTCTCTGACTGTTGGCTTGGTTGGCGAAATGCAGAAGGGTGCGACCGTTCTCGCAGGTATCGACAACAAAACTCCTATCGTGACATTCACTGCTAAGGACAAAGCCCTTCGCAAATCTACCGGATGTGACGGTAAGTACGAATACACCGAGATGGCGGACAAAGTGAAGTACTACGACTTCCAGCCCGTTGAGTTGCCTATCGTAGTGTGTCTCCAAGACCTTTGGGGTAAAATGGTTGCTAAAGGCATCCACTTGTCTGATGACTTTAGCGAAACTGAATTGGCTGGATTCATGGCATCAGAAGTTCTGAAGGTGCTGGAAGCCGACTTGCTCCGTTTGGCTTGGCTGGACGGTCAAAAAGACGCTGACGTAGCGTACAACATTTTCAAAAACGGTGGTTTCTTGAAACAGATGGCGACTAGTGCAGAAAACATCCTCACTATGACGCTGGATACCGACGACACTACAGGAGTTGTCCGCACCATGAAGAAATTGATCGACAGCCAGCGTCCGGATCAGTTGGAAAACTCTGAATTCTTTGTGACATCTAACGTGATGCGTATCTTCAAGGACTTCGTTGAGTCTAAGGACAACCACATCGCTCAGATGATCATGATGGATGGTAAACCGGAATACTTCTTGGAAGGCTACAAGATCAATGAATTGCCTCACGTATCAGCATCCATGATCGCTGACACTACTACTAATAAGGCTTTCGTAGCGTTTACTCCGAAAACGAACATCCAAATCGTGCTGGAAGACAGCAACGTGAACATCAAACCGTTCTTGCAGGACGCTCAGACACGTAAGTACTACTCTACTACTGTCTTCGCTGCTGACGTAATGGTAGCTGTTCCGGAAATCATGAAATTAGCCGTAACTGCGGCTTAAACTTAAAACTGAAAACAATGGCATGTCTAACTAAACTCAATAAGGCTATCGTTTTCGGTTGTGCTGGAGGAGCTATCGGTCTGTCCGATCTCCTCCTAGTTAACAAAATTGACATACAATCTATCACCGTAGTGGATAACGAGGTAACAGCGATTACTTTAGTTTCCGGAGCAAAGGCTTACGCAGTTGACTGCTACAAGAACGGTGTTAAGATCGCAGAAGCTATCCGATCCTTAGATGCCGCCAATGGCGTGGAGCAGACAGTAACCGTTACTGTTTACGACAAGACCAAAGATGGCGCAAGAATCGTGGATTCCCTGCTAAATGGCAAATTTGTTGCTTTCGGCAAACTGAAAGACGGTGGTGTTATAAAGGTAGCCGGAGGGCTGGCTGGCTTGGAAGCCGCAAGCGCAGACTCCGACACATCCTCAGCAGGAGGATTTACTACTGTCACGTTGAAAACTCCGGACGGAGGAAGAGGCGACTCTATGATGGTGGCAAGCACAACTGCTTGGACGTATCTAAACGCTAACAAAATAACCGGGTAACTATGGGATGTATAAGTAATATTACAGGTGCTATAACCTATGACTGCTTAGGCGGTGCTGTTGGGATTGCCGATCTGCTGCTGATCAACTACTCTGACGTTCAGTCTGTAGCCATCAACGCAGGAGAAGCGACCATCACGCTGGTAAGCAGCGCAAAACCTGTGAGAGTCGCATCCATCCGGAAGGGAGCTAATGCGACCGAAGCAGTAAGATCAAACGAAAATGCGCCAAATGCGCTGGAACAGACCGTTAACTTTACGGTGTATAAGAAAACGAAGGTAGAAGCCGATTTCGTGAACACAATCATCAACTCTCGACTCGTAGCGGTTGCCAAGATGGTGGAAAACGGAGTTTACCGGATATTCGGTCCGAATTACGGCTTGGAAGTATCGGCATTGGAAGAGTCAGCTAACGAAAACGGTGGATTCACTGCCATCACGCTGTCAACTCCGGAAAATGTGCTGGGAGAACCAAGAGCAGTGATTACGGAAAGTACTTGGAACACATTAGTAGCTAAAGCAGGATAATATGGCATGTATCAAGAAAATTACAGATGATTTGGCTTTTGACTGTAACAATCCCGGTTTGATTGCGGGTATTGTGGGAGTCGAGGAAGCTATCATAATCAACTTCGAGGATGTGTCTAGCGTTTCTGCTACACCATCCACAGGCAGCGCATTGATCACGCTGAAAGCCGGGACAAAAGGCTACACTATCCAATGCGTCAAAAACTCAGTGCAGATCACCGAAGCCGCACGAGCAAACGATAACGCTCCTACTATGCTGGAGTTGACCGCAAACATCAAGTTGCTGTCTGCCCTTCCGGTAGTGACGTACATCAACGGATTGCTCTCCGGATCGTTTCTGCTGGCTGTCAAGACGAAAACTAATCAGTACTACCTTCTCGGAGCACATTCTCCGTTGGAAGTATCTGACATGGTTACGGACAGCGCAACAGATGGCGTGACAACTGCGACTCTTAAAACTCCGGACGGTGCATGCGGTGACTACCGTTACAGCATCACAGCCGAATTGTACAACAAACTTAAAACGAAAGCATAATGGCTAAGAAGAAAGAAACTAAAGATATCCAGCCTGTCAGACAGCTTGTTACTTTGACAGACGAAGTAGAAATGCTGATGCTATGTAAGAGTATCACTCATTTGAAACTCGACCCAACTTGCCACATGGATCGCAAATATGCGAAAGACTGGTACGAGAAGCACTACATCACAGGCATCCACGCCCGTTACGTGATGAAGCCGGGTCTTACCATCAATCACGTAGGTGACGGAATCGTGTATCGTGCATTTAACTGTACCGACGCCATTGCGGTTCGCATCATGAAAGAAAACAAGGATTACGTAGACTACTTCGAGGATTTGGGTGAATTCGTCATGCCGGGTGCAGACATGCCTACAGTGATTCCGGAGACTCCGCAGGACGATCCTGTAGTAGAGGAAGACCAGCCTACAGTGATTCCGGAAACTGAGGACGACAAACCACAGGTTGAGGAAGCACCTGCTGCTCCCGAAGACGATAAGGTGCTGGAAGACCTTGAGAAAGAACTGAACGAAGAAAAGTAATCAAACCATTTAGTGATGATAGCGCACAAGAAAGTAAATGTAGTAATAGACAGGGCTTTAAAGACGAGCGCACGCACGAATGAGAAAGTTGTGGGATATGGGGAAGGAAACCTGTATCCCCAAATTATATCAGAACTCATTTATGCGAGTAAGACAGCCGCTTTAAGCACCGAGAGATTGTCAGAAGCAATCGAATGCGAGGGATTCTTGCATGAGGAATTCGCTAACCTTGAGAATGCCTATGGGGACACGATGAACGATGTGTTAAACTCCATAGCATACGACATCGCACGATTTCGGGGTGCTGCGCTTATCGTCCAATACGGAGGCGATTACCGTCCGAAGGCTGTCTACCATGTTCCGTTCGAATACGTTCGTGCCGGGCTGAACAAGGACTATCTGACGAATCCCGTTATCCACAAGTACGTGGTATTTAATAACTGGGAACGGCAGAACATCAAAAGCACGACTCTTGAGAAGACATCGGTGACCTACCCGGCATTTGATCCGGATAACTTCGCTGACGAATGCGAGTTTTACGGTGGCATCGAAAACCATCCCGGTCAGTTGCTCTACATGAATTTCTGTACTACCAAGCCCTATCCTCTTTCACCGTTCCATGCGGTCCAGTCCGAGATGCAAGCCGAAGCGATGAATTCCACCTACGTGGAACGCACGCTGACACGAGGCTTCCACATGTGCAAGATTGTCTCCCACGGTGATTTCGCTGATGAGAGCGAGCAGAACGACTTCGTGAAGGGGATGCGTGACATCATGGGTGCTGAGGGTGCTGGTGCGGTAGTGATGGTCCGTGATGACACCACGATAGTCCCACAGTCCCGTCCATTTATTAAGGTGGATGACTTGGGTACACCGATCGACTCTAACTTGTACAAAGCCTACTGCGAACCGCTCAAGAAGGACATCGCTTCACAGGCTTACAACATACCGATCCCGCTTGTCGACTCTTCGCTCATCTCGTTCTCCAACGCCTCCGGAGAAGTTGTGAAGGAGATGCAGAAGGTCTACCGAAGATCAACCGTTAAATTACGTAACAAAATCAGCCGTGAACTGGCTAGAGTTTTCGATGTTCCCAAAGAATTTTGCGAAATCCGAAACGAACTTGAGGAAACCGAAACGGCTACAATACTTAATTCTTAAACGATATGGCTAACTTTGCAAATGTGATCAAGAAATTCCGGGATATCTTTAATATCGCTGCAGATGTTAAAGATGCCGAGATCAACAAGGTAATCCAAGAAGCCGATAAACTCGACATAAAACAGGGACTGTGCGGTGATACATTCGTCAAAGTTCCTGCCTTTTTTGGTGGAGGCTTGGATGGCGGAGACATCCCGGATTCGTCTACTTCGGACGATGCCTATTCGCTCACCGTTGACGTGGGTGATGAGTCTTACGAAATCGTCCCACTGTCCACAATCCTGTGCTATTATGCCTTTGCACGATACGTCAAGGACGCTGATCAGAAAAGCACATCCACAGGATTCAAGATTCCCGGCTATTCGGCATCGGTGATCGTTCCGGACAACTCTAAAAGTAGACGCTACGAAGCAGAAAAGGGAAAAGCGGATTCATTTTTAGAGGACTTCCACACCGTTTACGAAAAGTACAAAGAAACTATTAAACCACAGGGAAACGAGTGCTGCAAGCCTCAGAAATACCGCATATGTTTTATTAACTAACACATATATAGTATGAAAAGGGGAATGAAAGAAGACCTACAGATATTTACAGCTATCGGGATGCTGGTTTCGGGAGTTGTACTATGTTACTTAGGCTTCTTTAGATCCGGAGACGGTTCAATCCATGAGTCGGTGTTGTGGTATTTTGCCCAATGCCTCATTTGGGCTGGATCAATCTTCGGCATAAGCATTTACGTTCGTGGGAAAGTAGAGAGTTATTTCAAAAACTTTAACATCGGTGAGAACCGAAAGGAAGAGGAGACTAAAGATGGTAAATAATACTAATAAGGTAGACGCAATCATTATCCATTGTAGTGCTACACGTGAAGGGCAGGACATCGGAGCTAAGGAGATTGACGCAATGCACAAGCAGCGTGGTTTCAACGGAATCGGTTACCATTACGTGATCCGCTTGGACGGAACTGTAGAACCGGGAAGGAGTGAAACCGCCATAGGTGCTCACTGCAACACCAAAGGCTTCTCGAAAGAGTCATACAACCGTCATTCGATCGGTATCTGCTACGTAGGTGGGCTGGATAAGAACGGGAAAGCGAAAGATACCCGTACACCGCAGCAGAAGGAAGCATTGATCAATCTTATCAACGATATTTGCAGACGTTACCCGATAGTCGAGTTGCTGGGACATCGGGACACATCTCCGGATTTGAACGAAAACGGAGAAGTAGAACCAGCAGAGTATATTAAGGCGTGTCCCTGCTTCGATGTTCGGAGCGAATACGGGCTGCTGAAGAAGGACGTAGTAATTACACCATGAGAAAGTATTTGATTATCGCATGCCTGCTGCTAGTAATAGCAGTGGGCTTCCTTTTTAATAAGGTAGAGCGACAGAAGGTCGAACTGGACCGTAAACAGAACAACATCGAAGCCTTGAACATCGAGGCTACGCAGTACAGGACGGAAAGCGGTAAGTTAGCTGAGCAAATACGCTCGCTGTCCTTGAAGAAATCGGAGCTAGAGCTATTCAACTCTGATTTGGAAGAGACCGTGAAGGACTTGAAGATAAAACTCCGGGATGTCAAGGCAGCACATACTGTGGAAACCAAGCTAGAAATCCGCACCGTTACCAAGACGATCCGGGATACTATTCCCGGTGTTTACCGATTCGAATACTATGACGGATGGAACAGAATAGCCGGAAGAGTATCTCCGGATTCTACAGAAATTAACAATTCATCAGTGGATTCACTTACCGTAATCAACCACGTCAAGCAGAAACGGTTCTTGTTCTTCCGAATTGGCAAGCCTAAGATACTGACTACCGTAACTAACAGAAATCCTAAAAACAGGCTTCACGTGACGTTTTCAGCCAATTTTGACTGATTTGTAATGTAAATACAGAAGTTTAGAAACGCATCTGTGCAACATAACTCACTGCAAATCAAGTAGATGCAAACAATGCATAGATGTGCATTGTTGATTATTCTCCCATCTATGCAGGATAACCTACTGATTTATAGATACTTGCATTAATGCATAGATAAAATGAGGTATTATTAAATATATGAAAACGGGTATGTTGTAATTATATATTATCGCACACACCATATTTATGTATATTATAGAAAAATCCGATTTTATCTATGCATCAATGCATCAGATTGATTTGCAGGCAGTTACAACGCATAGATGCCAATTTTCATCTATGCACATCGATGCACGCCAACTGCAACTAGCTGATTTGCAGAGAATTACATCGCATCGATAGATTTTCATGCTAATAAACGTTAAATACCGAAATTATTTTGTGCAAATTGTTGCAGATTAAAATAAAAGCCGTACCTTTGTCAGCGTAATCGTAAACCGATAATCAGACGTTCAGTCACCTATGCTTGGCTGAGGAAATAAGTGTGGTGAACAGAAGGACCACTACGGAGATAGACGGACTCGCTGAATTAAAAACCGAAAGCAATGGAGAAAAAAGTGAATCTATGTGCGCTCGAAAAGTTTTATTATGATGCTGTAACGGAAGGCATAGCACGATGCAAGTCAGCCATCGAAGCATTTAATAAGTTTTCATCCCCATTGCGCCTCACAGTGAAGGAGGTATTTGCAAGGCATCTAGTATTAGAGTTTTTTGGAGAAGAATTTGAATACCCAATAAAAGACTTTATCGTAAAGACTGCCGAATTGTACCACCCGATCTACGAGAGTGCTAGGGAAAGAGCGTATGTAGATTTTTTAAGGAATTACAGAAAACCAAAAAAGTTAATTGAATTTATGGAGAATCAAGAAAAAAAGTTAGAACTGATCACGGTCAGCGAGGCTGCCCGGATGTTGGACCTTACCGAGAATGCGGTACGTTACAGAGTAAAACAAGGCTATCTCAATTCCTATCGTAACATGAACGGTGCGTTGAGACTTAGCAAAGTAGAGATAACAGAAAAATATTTAACATTTAAAAAACAGTAATCATGAAAGTAGAAATTAGTATTGACAGAGAAACGAAAGTTTATGAGTTGCAGACCATAGCTGAATTCGCAGCTAATTTGGCGATCCACAAATCACGTGAAGAAGGACCTGTTGCTGCTGCACCTAATCCATCTCAGAAACCGAACATCTCGGAAGACAAGGAGAAGTTCGCAAACTTGACCAAAGACACTCCCGGTGTGAAAGCCGAAGAAACCGTAATAGACTCGTCCAGCGAGGCGAACAAGGCCAAAGTTATTGTTGACGACAAGTCACCAGTAGAGGAAGTATTCGAAGGAAACGAGGAAGCCAAGAAAGCGGTTACCGAGATGTCTGAAAAAGAACTAGCTGCCATGCCAACGGACAAGCTGGTTAAGATCCTCACTGAAATATACAATGTCGATCCGTCAGAATATCCCGGAAAGAACACTAACGCCAAGTTGCGCAGACTGCTGATGAGCGCATCGAAAGGCGAATTGGAAGCACCTACTCAAGAAACAGAACAGGTAGTCGAAGAACCAGCTAAGGCAGAACCAGCTAAGGAACAGGTAGCCGAAACAGCAGAAGATGGGGAAATGCCATTCGATAAGGAGCTAGCTGAAGAACCGGAAGGGGAAATCACCATCGACATGTGCCGTAATGAAGCACGCCTCAAGATCAAGAAGGATCGTGAAGCCGTTCTCAAGGTCTTCAAGTCATGTGGATGCTCGACATTCGCTACTCTGAGAGAAGCCGATTACGCTAAGTTCTACGCAGCAGTAAAAGCAATCTAATATGGCTGATATAAATCATGGGGAGCGTGACCACGCTCTCCTCTCACCGTCAAGTTCGAAGAGATGGCTTAATTGTCCGCCATCCGCAAGACTAGCCGAATCGGTAGAGAGCAAGAGCAGCGTGTATGCTGATGAAGGAACGCTGGCACATGAGATAGCTCAGAATGCGTTGGAGTGGTGGGACAGAGGCTTGTACTATCCGGAGATAGACGAAATGCCAGTTCCCGATGATCTAGCGAAAAGCCCTTACTTTTCCGAGGACATGGTGAGACATGTCAAAAGCTACGTAGACTTCGTGGTAAACGAGTTTTACTTCATGCAGAAGAGAGGAGAAGGCGGTCATGTGGTAGGCTATTGGGAAGCGACTTTTGACTTGAGCAAGTACATACCGGAATCCTTCGGTAGCTCCGATGCTACGCTGATAAGCCCTACGGTCATGCATGTGATCGACTTGAAATACGGTGCTGGTGTGAAGGTCTCAGCCCAAAACAACACGCAGTTGATGATATACGCTCTCGGAATGCTGAACACAGACCCGGAAGGCAGAATAAAGGAAGTCCGGATGTCTATCGTGCAGCCTAGATTGGACCACTACGACACGTTCACCATGTCAGCCAATGACTTGCTAGTTTGGGGTGAGAAAGTCTTGAAACCGAAGGCTAAAATAGCTTGGGAAGGAGGCGGAGAACAGAAGATCGGAGACCACTGCCAGTTCTGTCCGCTCAAGGCACAGTGCAGAGCGCAATACGATGCGATCACCAGTGACTTCGAAGAGGAATGTGAACCGATGCTCATGACAGACGAGGAGATTGTCGAAATGATCGGCAAGATAGACCGATACCGTGGCTGGATCAACTCATTCGACCAGTTCGTCTACAAAGAGGCTATGAACGGCAAGAAATGGGCTGGATACAAGCTAGTGGAAGGACGGTCCTCCCGTAAGATCACCGATCCCGATAAGGTTCGTAACGAATTGCTGGACGAGTATCTTGAGGACGAGATCATGAACATCAGCTTGAAGGGCATCACAGATCTTGAGAAGCTATTAGGCAAGAAGGTTTTCGCTGCACGATTCGGCAAATATCTTCAGAGTCAGCCCGGTGCGCCTAAATTAGTACCGGAAAGCCATCCCGGAACAGAATATAACTCACTATCTGATTTCGATGTCGAAAGCTAATAAACATTAATATTTTGTTCAAAATTTGGCAAATTCAAATAGACGTTATATTTTTGCGTCATCAAAGTTAAACAAGTATTATTAACAACTTAAAAACAAAAATCATGGGAAAGAAATTAATCCTAAAAAATGTAAGGTTCTCATTCGTGAGAGTATTCGAAGCGGAAGACCGTTTCAATCAAGGCAAATCAAAGTACGAAGTGACCATCTTAATCCCGAAGACTGATAAGGAGAATCTCAAGAAGGTTGCCGCAGCCATCAAGGAGTTGCAGAAGGAATACCTTGCGGAACACCCGAAATGCAATGGCAAGTTGCCCGGTGACCCATCAAAATGGAATCCTATCAAAGACGGTGACGACAACATTGATTACGACGGATTCGAAGGAATGTACTACATTCGTGCTTCCCGTAACGAATCACAAGGTCGTCCGGTTATCATCGATAGGCACAAGCAGCCGATCACGCAGAAAGAGGATTTTTACTCCGGATGCTGGGGAGTCGCTTCAATCGATGCTTACTCATTCGATCAGATCGCAAACAAAGGAATCACGTTCGGCTTGAACGGTGTTCAGAAGGTGAAAGACGATGAAGCCTTCGGAGGTGGTGGATCAGCTATCAACGACTTCGATGAAGAGGACGATGATACGGACAATGATCCGATCTTCGATGAACCTACGGATGACGACCTTCCGTTCTAAAACAAAGAAACTTTTAATTTATAACTTAAATTTCTATTCATTTATTATTAACTAAATTTTATTATTTAACTAAGTAAGTTGGTGCAAATGTGGATAGCGGATGGGGTAGAAGACATCCGCTATCTTTTTAAAAAGAAAGGACAACATATGAGAAATGTTTACATAGACTTCGAAACCTACTCCCCAGAACCGATCAAGACTGCTGGGATGTACAGGTATACGGAGCACCCCGATTTCGAAATCCTGCTGATAGGTTACGCCATAGAGGATGAAGACCCGAAGATAATCGACCTAGTGAACCTAGATGATCCTCTACCGTTTTTCAGACTGGTACAGGAATCGGACGTTCTGATTCATGCACACAACGCCACCTTCGAACGCTTGTGTCTTCGTGCCTATGGCTTCAATATTCCGGCAACCAAGTTTCGCTGCTCCGCCACGAAAGCCCTGTACTGCGGATTCCCCGAAGCGCTGGGAAAGGTCTCGGCAGCCATGCAACTGGTAGACGGTAAGCTAGACACAGGTAGCGCATTGATCAAGTTATTCTCGTGCCCACAGAAGGACGGATCACGCATCTTCCCGGAGCAATACCCGGACAAATGGGAAGACTTCAAGACGTACCTTAAATATGACGTATTGTCGGAGCGTGAGATAGACCGCAAACTAGCACACATCGAAATGCCGGAATCGGAAATCGAACTGTACGGGATCGACCAAGACATCAATGACAGAGGAACAATGGTGGATGTCCAGCTAGCCCGAAACGCTGATGCCATCTATACCGAATACTTGAAACGGCTGAACGAGAAGATCAAAGCTAAATACGGTATCACGTCACTTAAATCCGGCAAGCAGATCAGCGCATTCGTGGAAGAGCGTAGCGGTAAGTTCTACGAGTCAATCAACAAGAACAACATCAATCAGATCATGGAGGAATGCAATGACAAGGACGTTACCCGTGTTCTGACAGCCCGGAAGATCGCTTACAAGACATCCATCGCAAAGTACGCAGCCATGCTGAACTGCCTGTGCAAAGACGGGTCGGCAAAAGGGTTGTACCGCTTTTACGGAGCTAACCGGACAGGCAGATGGGCAGGACGCACCGTCCAGCAGCAGAACCTTCCGCAGAACCACCTAGAGGAACTTGAGAAGGTACGAGAAGACGTGAAGAACATGGATCTAGACGAATTGATGCTGTTTTATGACAACATCCCGTCTATCCTGTCACAACTGATCCGTACAGCCTTCATCGCCCGTGACGGCCACATATTCCGGGTAGCTGACTTCTCAGCCATCGAAGCCCGTGTGATAGCTGTGCTGGCTAATGAGACTTGGCGAATCGAAACATTCCGCAGAGGAGGTGACATCTACGTGACTTCTGCCGCCCGTACCTTTAATATGAAGGAATCGGAATGCGGAAAAGGAACGCCTTACCGCCAGCAGGGAAAGGTCACAGAGCTAGCTCTAGGCTATGGTGGATGGGTCGGAGCGATCAAGACGATGGACCGTGATGGAGCGATCCCGGAAGAAAATATTAAAAACATCATCCTTAAATGGCGTGACGCATCTCCGAAAATTGTATCTTTGTGGCGAATCTTAGAGGACTCGGCTAAAAGGGCTATATTGGCGAAACGGGACGTACCCGTCAATATTGATGGTAAAATTATCTGCCATTTCTATTGGATACCGCAATACCGGACGCTCGCATTGCGCTTGCCATCGGGAAGATCCCTGCACTACCCGTATGCTTCTATCAAGAAGAAAACGATCCGTTACGATAAC